GATGTGGTTCGTCTAGGTTGGAACGAATTTCTTCAACTTCTTCATCACCTGCACCATACGGATCAAATCCTAAACCTACCAACTTACCTGCTACGTCACTTGCAAAAGGAAGAGATTCCCACCACTTTTCAGAAGGTGATCCTCCTTCTGCAAAACCGATGCTTCCTCCTTGTGCGTATCTGGTTTCCTGTTCACGCTTCTTTATCATAAGTTCACGTTCTTTCATCATGTTCTTTAAAGACGTGATAATAATCTGGGTTTTGGTTCCACGTATGGAATCATCTTCACGAACCCGTGCATCCATTTGCTTTTGATTCTTTTCAGCAACTTTACCTGCTGCGTTTAACTTCACATCCATTTCTTTAAGGTCAAGCTCACGGTTCTTTATAGCAAGTTCAGCAGCGTTCTTTGTTGCAGTCATCTGCATTTTCTGCTGTTCAAGATCTAACCGTGCGCCTTCAAGAACCATATTCTGTTGTTCAATGGACTCTACACCTCCTTCTCCTGTACTTGCTTGAAGTATCTTTTCAGCAGCTTCGATTGAAAGCTGACTAAGGATCTGGGGATCTATCTGTCCTTGTTCTTGAGACTGTCCTGTTTTCTGTAGTTCAATCTGCATCATACCCGACATCTGTTGTTGATATAGCATAACCATATGCTGTTGGATATTTGCCTGTAACACTGGAACAAGAGGAGCCATAATTTCAGTCTTACCTAAAGAAGGATCTTCAATAAAAGCAGTCTTAATGGCAATATGTGCCTTATGGTCCTGTTGCGGAAACGCCTGAATAGGCATCCCCTTTACCACAGTTTCAATATCCAGTATAGGATCATGTGGTTCAGGGGGAGTCTTGGGAGTGAAGAACCTTTCAGGATTTTGTATGTTAGCTGCTTTCAGGATGGAGAGATGAACCTGTTCCACATTATACATCCCTTGCGGAGCCTGTGACGACAACTGGAGTACCATTTGTGCCATAGATAGGCGATGGGCAGCAGAAGGTACATTAGGATCAGATACAGGAAGAACATCCACGCGGCCATCAAAATCAGACTTAAATACACTAGAAGTGATATTAGGTACATCATAAGGGTACTCATCAGGTAAAAACTCAAAGTTAATTTTAGCAAGAAGACGAAACTCATCACGTTGGCTTTTATGAAGACGTTTGTGAATGGCACTAAAGAACTTAGCCGAAGATTCAATAAGGGCCATTGTTGTTCCAACAGGTCCGTAATTGCTTGCCTCGTTCACAATCTGTTCTGTTTGGTCTGCAAACTTCTGACCCGTTTTTGTTAGAAACTCCAACATCGTAAACAAAGTTTGAGAAGGTTCTTTGTACGGCAAAGGAACAATGGATTTCTGAAGATCAAGTCCAGTGGCTTCTACTTCACGAAATTCACCCGGAGCGATAGGATCATTTCCACCCACAACACGTACACCACGTGCTTTGAAACCACCCGGAAGATTGGCAAATTGTCCAGCATCCACAAGACTACGCAGTGCTGAAGTTGCACTCATTGTCAGATTTCCAAGCAGATGTATCAGACCTAAACCATAAAATCCAAACCCCGGTACAAATTTATAATGTGTAAAGTAGGTTTGCTTTGATTGAGTTATATCTTCTTTTGACCAGTTACGCCGTATTGCTACTACTTTATGACTTTCTTCTTCAACCGTAACAACGTAAGGAAGAGCAATTCCATCAGGATGGTTAAATGGTTCAGGAAGATCCAAGTGACAATGTTGTTCAAGAAGTACGTATTGAAGATCATAGTTCTCAGCCGGACTTATTCCCATAATGGAATCAATCTTACTTGTAAACGAGTTAGGATCAGGAGCCGTTGCTTCAGAAAGATCCGAATCCATATACATACCTGACAGAATATCCCTTTCCATTTCATGTGGACTACGGAATATAACGTGAGTATACCGTTCAGCTTTTTGAAGATCTGATGCATGATACGAAACGTAGAATTGATCTACAGGAACAAATTCAGAACAAGGACGTTTTATACTTGGATCGTAGTACATCTTTTTAAATGCAGATCCAATCAACGGAAGATGAAATAACATCTTTTCAAACTCGTCAAAATACTCTGTGATCTGTTCCGTAAATTGGTAGTTCATAAAGTTCTGAACACGGTTAGCTTGATCTTCACGTTCAGGACTAACTGCTCCTACAATCTGGGTACGTACAGGACCACCTGACGGAAACAACTCAATTGTAGCTTTTGACTGAAACTTGACAGCAGATTCAATAATAAGGGGAGACACAGCCGTACATGAACCTTCAAATGGTTCTGTGGTTTCCTGTAATTTTAAGCCAAGAAGATCAAAACCTCGTTCAAAGGTTGACTCCCATTCCGCCCGTGACTCCTTATCTGCTTCGTAAGATTCAGCAACCGTTTCACCGATTTCCTTTAGTTCTTCGTCATCCAGTAATTCTGCAAGATTTGCGTAATGATCCTGTTGTGCTGCTTCCAGTTCAGGATTTATTTCCATTGTCTGGTAACCAAGTTCTTCAGCCCCTTCCGGGTCTTCAATCTCTATTTCCAGTTCACTTTCTTCAACTTGCGGTTGTTGCGGTGATGTTGCCGCACCACCGGGAATAACCGAATACGGATTACGTTCAACTACTGCCATGTATTAAGTCCCTTAATCTTGCTTTTATGTCAATTATTTCTTTTATTAAAGTATTACGTCTTTCTCGTGCGTCATCTCTTTCTTCAATAAGAACTTTTATTAATTCTTTATCCGACATAAGACTCCGTTGTAAAATTCCAATATCCTTTTCGGGAGGGCTTATAAATGTTTTCATCTTCTTCATTATCATAATCAGGATCATCCTCGTGTGAAACATGCCATGAATCCCTCATATATAGTACAGCCATAACCATTGCGTCAACCTGATCGTCATATCTGGCATTCGGGAAACTAACTGCTTCATCTATAAGATCCAATGCCCAATCTTTATATTCCGGTAACCATACACGACCTGATTCAAAAAAAGGAGTAGCTGCCGTAGCTCTACTTACTTTATCACGGTCAGGATTAAACTCCAAAACTGGTAAACCAGCCCTTCTCAAGTCCTGTATAAGAGATTGACCAGACGCTTTCTTTTCTATCATAATAGCATCAGGTTTATGTTTTTCATACTCTGTTTGTGCCGTTATACGAAGTTCAGGATATTCAAACCTTTCACGTATATTACCAAGAAGAATAAGATTTGGAATACAACGTTCCCTTCCTGTACTGTCAGTTTCGTACTGTTCAAATATTCCCCACGTCTGCATTACAGAATAGTCAGCCGTAGTTTTTGCAGAAAAGGCAGTATCCATTGTTTGAATAATAAATTCACATTCGGGAGGATCTTCGTGAGGCCAAGACTTAAACCATCCTTTTTTTATTATCCCCCCATCTTGAGGTGTAGGATCCTGCATGTAAAGAGATTGCCAGTATTTACTTCCGTTATGTCTTTTAATTTCCAGTTCATCGAGTTGTAAAACGTGGTCAGGTTTCCACTCTGGAAAGTAAGAAGATCCAACCGGAAGATTAAGAAGCTGTGCGGATTCTTCATCGAGCCAAGCAGGAATTTTAATTACCTCCCACGGGTTCACAACTTCATCACCGTAATCACCGCTTCCGCTTTCTGTTTCAAGAAGCCATCCGCATATGTCATCTTCGTGGTATCGTGTGTTGATTATAACAATAGCACCTCCCGGCATAAGACGGGTACGTAAACCAGCCGGAAACCATTCCTTTATATACCGTCGCCCAGCTTCACTGAATGCATCTTCTTCCGACATAACATCGTCAAGGATAGCTACGTGTGCGCCACGACCTGCAATCTGTGTTTTTACTCCTGCTGCTACGTATACCCCGTTGTGGTTTGTTTGCCACTTTCCGGCAGATCTCACATCACTTCTAAGTTTTACTTCAGGAAATATTGTTTGAAACATTTCATTTCCAACAAGATCACGTACCGCACGACCAAAGTCAGACGAAAGCTGGTCACTGTGTGACACACTCAGTATTTCGTGATTTGGATGCCGTCCCATATACCATGCCGGAAAAAGCTTTGAACATATAACAGACTTGCTTGAACGAGGAGGAAGAAAAACCATAAGACGTTGGCACACACCCTCATCTACCTCTTGAAGCTTGGCACAAATAAGTTCTATGTGCCGTCCCATGTGAAAATCCGCTATAAGAAGAGGAGCCATAAAACGCACAAATGTAAGGAAGTCAGAAGAAGAAGCACCTATTATGTTTTCAAACAGGCGGTCACGAAGAGCAAGTTCACTTGCATTAGCAGTAGAAGTAAGCACAACAAGTTTATCCTGTTGCGTAAAAAATTAAAAAAAGTAATCCTGCTATTGCTGCCAAACCAATAATAAGTTGAAGAACATTTGTCCACTCAAACATATTATACTATACCTTTTCCAAACTGTGCTGCTCCCGGTAAAGATGCAAGACCTCCTGACAACTGTTGTTGGTTTTGTGGCAAGTACGGATTAAGGGAAGATGTAAAAGGTTGAGTCATTGCTGAGTTTGCCGCATTCTGGTAGGGGTTCACCATCGCCATCTGCTGTTGCGGATTCATCTGCGGTTGCATATTCATCTGTTGCGGAGTGTTGAACTGTGATTGGCCCATACTTATCTGATTCTGCGGTTGCATGTTCATCTGTCGCGGAGTGTTGAACTGTGCTTGGGCTGTCCTTGTATTATGCTGCCCTTCCATTCGATTACCATACGTGTTTGGCTGTATCCGTAACATGTTAGCAGACTGCATCAGATTAGAGTTAGCTGGAGGTGCGAATCCTTGTCCCATTTTAGGTCAGGCTTTCTTTGTTAAAGGTTCATATCCTTCAACTACCATACACCCACTTTCAGACATTTCAAGAGGAACACCACCTCCGTGTTTGTACCCTTGTTGTTTGACAAGTGATTGTCCGGTGCGTGAAGCCATATCTTCAGCAGCTTTTCGCCCAGCCTGATTATATGGAAAATGAGTACTTCCTACTTGTGGCATGACTATTTAACCTTTCCGCCGCGAGCAGCTTTTTTCGTTTTAAAGATAGGATTAATTTTACGGGATTTACTGGAAGGAGTACTTCCTTTATTTACAGCGGCTACCTTCTTTTGAAATACCGGATTTCTCTTTATGTGCTTCTTTGAAGGAGTATTCTTTTTTGCTGTTTTCTTTTGAAATACCGGATTTCTCTTTATGTGTTTCTTTGAAGGAGTATTGCTTTTTGCTACAATACCTTCGCCTTCGTATTCGTACCCTTCAAGAACTGTTTCTCCTCTTTTAAACTTTACAGTACCGCCGCGAGCCATTCCGTATGCAGCCCTTGAACGCGGATATCTATCTTCGTCAGGCATCCTACGTGTAGGAGTAGGTTTTCCCATTGCAGGTCTAGAAGGTGGCCGTT